ACTGGAGCACTTTCATTATTTAGTTTGGGTAAATTTGGTAAAAGATTGAACCGTAATTTTGATGAATTATTTCATTTATTTATTGTTTTATTGTTAGAAAATGGGCAAAAATTATTAATTGAAAAGAATGAAGTGATTAATATGGAATCAAATCCAAAAGAACGACCAGATACAGAAACAAAAATAGTTACAACATCAATACCACAAATAACGATAAAAGAAATGCTTGATAATACACTTAATTATATGGGAAAAGATAAATATTTTGGTTATTCGGCAAAAAATAACAACTGCCAAGATTACATTGTTTCATTTTTTAAATCAAATAATATTGGTGATGAATCTGATATAACATTTATAAAACAAGATACTAAACAATTATTTGCTGGGCTACCATCACTCAGAAAATTAACAAATACCGTCACAACTATTGGTGCCAGAGCCAATGTAATATTAGAGGGGAAAGGTATGAAAGAAAATAATATGATGTTAAAACATTTAATGAGTCATATAACAGATCCGAATGAGCCAATAGATATTAAAGATTATCAACAAAGTAAAATATTAATTGATGCAATAAAAAAAGAAAAACAAAATAAAAATAAATCTAAAAAAAATAAAATCTCAGGTGGGTTAATGCCTAAAGGAGTAAGTAAAACTGTTATACATCATCATTATCATCATTATGATGGTGATTCAGATAGTGATCCCAGTGATTCTGATTGTGAATGTGAAATGGAAGGTGGAAAAATAAATTTTAAATCAGTAAAAAAAGGTTTTGAAAATATTAGTAATAGAGAATTTAAATCACCTCAAGAAATGAGAGATACATTTAAAATCAATGATGCAACTAAAATAGGAAATAAAATATCAAAAAATGTTAAAACTGGTGCAAATAAAACAAGCGATTATGTTACATCTAAAAAAGGAGGTCTTGCGAGTGATTTAGTAACATATGGAATCCCAGCAACAACTGCGGCTCTGTTGGGGGGCCCTGCAGGATTCTTTGGTGGTCCTGCCGCTGGTATTGCTGCTAGTGCATTAGGAAGTAAAATTGGATCTGAATTTATTGCACCTGCTGTTGAGAAAGCGGCCGGCACTGGATTTAAAAAAGGTAGTAAAGAAGCACATCAACATATGTTAAAAATGAGATCTGCTAAAAAAGGATCTATGAAAGAAGAATCAACAGTTGAAAAAAGAAGTGGACGATTTGTAAAAGGTAGTGCTGAAGCAAAAGAACATATGGCCAAAATTAGAGCTATGAAAAAAAAATAATTATGGGGGTTGGAATAACAATCGCCAATAAAAAGAAAAAATTAAATCCATTTTTTTGTCGAGTTGGATCTAAACGTACTTTAATAAATAAAATATTGCCGTTGATTCCAAAACATAAAATTTATGTTGAACCATTTATTGGTGGTGGAGCTGTATATTTTGCTAAAGAACCATCTGACAATGAAATTATTAATGATTTAGATAAAACATTAATAATGGGATATAATTTATTGAAAAATATTAATAATGTTGAAAGTATAAATAAAGTTATCAATAAAATTAAAACACTAAAAAATGAAAAGGATAAATTATTATTTCAAAATGACTTTATAAAAATAAAATCAAAAGATAATGGAATAAAATTATATCAAATATTATTACATTTATGTAATTCATTTAGTTCAACTGGTAAAGGTAAAATATATAAGGCTGAAACACAAGATACAAAAATAAATAAAATTGCAGATTATAAAGAACGATTAAAAAATACAAAAATATTATCAATGGATTATAAAGACATTATTAAAAAATTTGATTCAGTTAATACATTTTTCTTTTTAGATCCTCCATATGAAAAAAGTAAAGGACTTTATCATAGTCATTCTATTGATTATAATTTAATGTATGATATATTATCTAAAATAAAAGGCAAATTTTTATTAACCATAAATGATAGTCCCGAAATATTAAATATTTTTAAAAATTTTAAAATAAAAAAAATAAATGTTAAAGGAATAGGAAATGAAGGAAAAGATATTGGAGGTACAATTAGAAAAGAATTAATAATTACTAATTATTAAATATCAATAAGTAAAAAATAAATATAATAATTAATTAATTTAATAATTAATTATTGATATTTAAAAACCTATATATATATATATCATATTATATGGGTCGTAAAAAAACAGATTATAGTAAAATTGTTATTTATAAAATAGTATGTAATGATAAAAATGTAACTGATTTTTATGTTGGCTATACATCAAATTATTCTGTTAAAATATATATACATAAAATAGAATCTTATGATAATGACGTTAATGTAAGAGAAAAGAACAAAAAATTATATAATCTATTAAATAATAATGGTGGTTGGTATAACTTCACAGCATCAAAAATTGAAGATTATAGTTGTCATAATTCAATTCAAGCAAGGGATCGGGTTAGATATTGGGAAAATGAATTAATAATAAATGGAAATGATGATATTATAGATAATAAAAATTATGACATATTGTTAAAAAAATATAATAAACTAATAGATAACCAGTGGAAAAGCAAAATAAACCAAAAATATAAATTATTAAAGGAAAAATATAAATTATTGGAAAGTCATAATGATAAAATAAAGAATTTATTGTTAAATCAGGTATTTTTAAATAATAATTAAGCTTAATATATGATTAATTGTTATTTAATATAGGATTTGTTTAATAAAATTAATTTTATTAATCTATATATATGATTAATAGTCAATTAAAATAGTTTTTTCTTAATAATTATCTAATTTTTGTTTATTATTATTAATTGAATTATATATTGCCTTAATATATGCAGGTTCATCTGTTGATACTTTAATATAATATACTTTATTATCGGTATTATTTAAGAATGGTTCAACATCTTCACAATCTATATAATATAATATTTTTTTATTATTAAGTTTAACTTTATAAATATAATCAGTATTCATTATAATATAATTAGATAATAATTTATATTATAATTAATTTATATCAATTAATAAATTAATAGGGATCTCATAATGTAACGTTGGCGGATCATATTTCCCTAGTCTATTTATTTTAATTAATTTTGTTTTAAATTTTTTAAATATTTCATCATCATATTTAATATAACAACATTGATCAATAAAATTAAAAACAAAATATAAATCATCTTTTGTTATTACTTTATGAACTGGAATAATTGTAGTGGGGTATTGATGTTTATTATTTCTTCTACTTTTCACTTCATATTTATTATTTGATAATAAACATTCATAATCATATTTACAATATTTATTTTTTGTTTTAATTATATCTTCTTTAAAATAAGTTATTAGATTTTGTCTAACTGTTTCTTCTTTTTCTAAACCAAATTTTAAATCATTATTAAAAGTTCTAGTCATTTAATTTATATTAGAAAATAATTAATATTAATATTTATTTCTATATTATTTTTTATGTCCAAAAAAACAAGTAATAATTTAATATAAAAATAAATATTAATATTTAATTTAAATTATTTTATATTATAATATAATGCAGGATATAAAAGACTATGTAAAAAATAAAAAACCATCATTGAGCGATTCATCTATAACAACATATTCATCAATATTGAAAAATCTTTATAAAAGGGTATTTGGTGATTCAACAGTTGATTTTAAAAAATTTGATGAAACAGAGAAAGTAATTAATTTTTTAAAAGATATGCCACCAAATAAAAGAAAAACAATATTATCATCGCTTGTTATTATTACTGATAAAAAAGCTTATAGGGATTTGATGCTAGATGATGTGAAACAATATAATGAAGAAATGGCTAAACAGGAAAAATCAGAAACACAAAAAGAGAATTGGACTAACACAAACCAAATTAAAACAATTTTAGACGAACTTAAAAATAATGCTGATTTAATTTATAAAAAGAAAAAATTGACATTAAATGATTTGCAGGAGATCCAATCATATATTATTATGTGTTTGTTAGGTGGTTATTATATTCCACCTAGACGATCAAAAGACTATGTTGATTTTAAAATTAAAAATTTCAACAAAGAAACCGATAATTTTTTAGATAAAAATAGGATGTTTTATAATTCATATAAGACGGCTAAAACATATGGCCAGCAAACATTAGATATACCAAAAGAATTAAAAGCAATTTTAAATAAATGGATAAAAGTTAATCCAACTGAATATTTATTATTTGATAGTAATTTAAATAAATTATCAAGTGTTAAGTTAAATCAGAGACTAAATAAAATATTTGATAAAAAAAAAATTAGTGTTAATGCATTAAGACATTCATATTTAACAGATAAGTACGCCGCTCACTCAGCAGAAAATAAAAAATTAGAAAATGACTTAACAAATATGGGGAGCTCTATGAATATGGCCGATACTTATATTAAACTTAAATAAATTTTGTTTGAACTGGCATTGACATCATATTTATTCTATTATCATCTTTACCAGATTCAATTGAATCAACATCAGCTAAAACATCTATTTCTTTTCTTAATGCAGGATCTTTTGGTTGAAAAAATTGACGCAAAATAAATTCGTTTTTTTTAAAATCAACACTTTTATTTAAATCATCAAACATTTCTAAAAAATTTTCAGTATCATTAAATAAATCTTTTGTTCTATGTGAAAAATTATTAATGAAATGAAGAAATGCGCAACAGTACCATCCACAAGCATCACTCATTAAAGATTGAATATCTTTTGTGTTATGTGCAAAATGATTATGACCGGTTGTTTTTTTATAAGTTTCAATAATTGATTTTGGAGCCACAATACCAAAACTATCAAAGTAGATTCCTTGAATTTTTCCATTGGGATATTTATTTATTTGTAAACAAGTCCAATGTGAACCACTTTGTAAATTACCTTTTTCATCAAATTCATCATCTAAATTAATAATATATGATTTATTAAACTTAAATGTTGATGGTACTTGATCTTTAAAAATAACTGCTTCTAATGGAACATTCATTTTATTACATAATTGTTCAATCTGTGAATCGGTTAGCATAATATTTATATAATTTAATTTAGAAATTAATTTATATAAAAATAATTAAATAATTTTTTTTTTATTTGTAAAAACTCGGGTCAACCGGTAACACTCAAAGCATCAAACCAGATCCACTTTTAGCAAATTTTTGATAAGCTGGTGGCAATGTAGCTTGAAATTGGAAATTGGCAGAAAGTGGTTGAGATTGCATTGCGGGAGATAGGCGTTTCATAAATCCACCATTTAAACCAACAGCGCCGCCAGTTCTACTAGGATAACTCGCGTAAAGACCATATCCACCTATTCCACCTATTCCACCTATTCCACCAATTTGTTGTTGTCTTGATTGGATGGCGTATTGATTCATTTCTGCAGATGCTTTATCAGCGATTGCTTTTTGAATACCGGCACTACTCAAATTTCCCATATTTGTTCCTAGTTGTCCGTTTAACTGTTGTAATGCTAAATCTTTTGCATATTCTTTTGCTAAAGATGATGATTTACCACCTTGATATTTTGAAGGATTGGCTAAATAATTTGTGCCCATTGTTGATAATGCAGCCACACCGGGCGCAATAAATGGGATTAATTCAGGTTGTGCTACAGATAGAGCAGTACCGCCAGCAGTTAAACCACCAATTAATGCAGCTTGAGCCATAGGAAGATAATTTCCTAATTCGCTATATAATTCTTTTGCCGCTTTTTTACCAATTACTTTTTTAACACCTCTATCAAATTTCTTTCCAAAAATACCAGATCCGGCCATTGCGGGTGCAGCTTCTTTATTTGAAACTACTTCTTCGGGTGTTAGTTGAATTTGAACACCTTTATTTTTATTGAATGAACGAGCCAATAAATTATAATTTTCAGGATGTACAATTAAATTACAACCTTCACCTTCCATAGGTGGTTGTAATCTGACTCTGTGCCCGTTTCTTAGTTTTGATAATTGTTTATCACTTGCTTTTACCATTACAGAATGAACCATTTATTACTATACAATAGAAAATATATTATAATGGATTTTTCTAAATATTTATTTAATGGCTTTTTTTATTAAAAGTATAATTGTTATTTGTTATAATAATTATATTTTTTTTTTGTTAAATTTATTACTTTTTTATTTAGTTTATTATTTGATGGTAAGCCATCTAAAATATTTAAACCCGGGCCCCCGAAATGATATCCAGCGACACCGTCATTGAGTACTCAATAAAGCACCAAAGATTGACGGATACTGAACTTTTATTTTGACCAACAACCTGAACGGATTTTGGCACACTTTGTTCAATTGGCAACATTCTTTCAACATTAACATAATAATAACAATATTCCATTTCAAATCCTAGTTGATCAATTAATCCAGATGTTAAACCATCAGTCATACCACCATTAACAGCATTAGCGCCGTAAAGTTGGTTATTAAATTGTTCAAAATTATATCTTTGAGTGTTATAAATAGCATTTTGACCACTCACTACTACATTAAAATTAGTGAGTAAGCATAATGGAGATGTTGGACCAGTTCCAGCGGGATCAAATGGGGACTGATAGACAGGCCCAGTTTGACCAGCAGTAACAGAACCAGGCACAACTTGATTAAAAAATGGCAAAATTAGAACGCTCTTAATATTTGCCAGACCATTCGTCAATAATTGATTAATCTGGCCATCTGCGGGTGTATTTAACACCTGATACTGGTACAAATCAGAATAAACAATATTTTTAATAGGATTATTTATGTAGGCTTGTTCAAAAACTGGATTAAATGTATATGCTGGCAGATATAAGAAAATATTATTTCCATTTACACCCTCAGTTACACCAGCAATAGACGTTTGAGCACTATTTAAACATCTAGATCCTACAGATAATGAAGCGGTATATGTTCCAGTAACAAGAGAAGCAGCACCACCATTATTTGTAGTTTTTGATGCAATCATCAATGGTTGAACCCCACCAACTGGAACAGAAGAACTAGTCAACGATAAACCTGCAGCCGCTGAGGTTACAATACAAGATGAGTTATTTAAATTTAAAGTCATTTTCATATAAACACCCTTCAATAATGGGACCATTTGGAAAAATGAGTGTAAATGTTTTAAATAAATAGTGGCTCGTACTGAAATTTGATAAACACCTGGTAAACCACCAGCTACATTAACTTTGGATGAAATTCTACTTTTCCATAATGTAGTTGCAGCACTATTTGGTAATAATGCACTATATAAAACATTACTCGGTCCAGGTCCAACACCTGCTATACCATCATCTTCATAATTAATATATGTTTGTCTTTTCAAAAAACCTATATTTCCATTAGCAGATTTATAATTATTAA